GATGCAGATGCAATTGAATTTACTATAGTCAATGGTAGAACACGATTTGACTTTTTGATAGATGGTTCTATAGATATTCTTTCTGCTGCAACCACATTTACTTATACAAGGAATGTTGCAAAGAAACTGGAATTCCTACCCACAACTTATTACGATGGTCAAGGATTCATTGTAAGGAAAACTCTTGGAGTATCATCTGCAAAACAGATGCAGGGTGCAAGGATATGTTTTAGTGGTAGTGGAACGGCTGCAAAGAACATTGCAGATTTTATGGAATTGCATGGAATAAATTATATCCCTGTCGCAGTAAAACCCACCGAAAAAACAAAGAACGTATATAAAAGGGGTGACTGTGATATGTATGGTACGGATAGGTCTGGTCTTGCATCGAACAGATTAAGTTTTAATGACCCTAGCCGACACATGATACTTCCAGAGATTATCTCAAAAGAACCATTAGGGCCAGTTGTTAAGTATGGAGATCAGAAATGGTCAGATGTTATTCGATGGACAATATATGTTCTGTTCATCGCAGAAGAAATGGGTATCAACTCAAAGAACATAGACAGTTTTAAGAATCATATAGACCCATATATCCAAAGATTTATGGGAGAAAAAAATGGAGAAGATCACCCACATCTTGGAGCTAAACTTGGACTGAGTGCAACTTGGTCTTACGATATAATAAAACAAGTTGGAAATTATAAAGAAATATATGAACGAAATGTTGGGCCGGATACCCCAATAGGATTACAACGAGGTTTGAACCAACTTTATAGTCATGGAGGATTATTATATGCACCACCATTGAAGTAGGAGGTGTAGTGTGGATAAAATTAACCATTTTTCTAGAGTACCAGAAGATAGAACAGCTGTAGATAATATTCTGCGAGTCAATCACGGCAATCAAATGAGATTGAACTTGATGGCAGATGCAAAAGCAAATATCATGATTACAGTTGCATCTGTTGTGTTTTCTGTTGCGATTGCAAACCTTGATAATGAATTGGTGAAATGGCCACTTCTAACATTTGCATTTGGTTGTTTTTTTGCACTACTCTTTGCAATATTTGCAATCATACCAAAAACAGATTATCCAAAAGATGTAACAGGAGATATAGATAGAAAATCTCCACTATTCAATCCTTTGTTTTTCGGACACTTTGCACATCTTCCAATAGAAGAATATAAGGAAGATTATGCAGAAACTTTAATGACTGATGATTCTGTATATAATGCCATGGCCGGTGACATATATGGACAAGGTAAAGTTCTTGCACTTAGAAAATATAAATTCCTCAAGTGGTCATACATGAGTTTTCTTTTAGGGATGGTAAGTGCAGTTATAGTATTTGTTTTACAGGGCCCTTTCGGAGATGTTGTTTTAGATGGTGCATCAAATATACTTGATGTAATCATAGGTGAATTGAATTTTACTTTGGATGGAATGAAATATTTGTTGTGTCAATCTTCTTCAGTATGTAGAAGTGGAGGAATATAATGAAAGGAAATTTATGCCAGAACATGGAACTTATCTAGGAAATCCGCTTCTTAAAGCTGCATATGTTCATCAAGATTGGACAGAAGAACAAGTAGGTGAATATGTTCGATGTCAACAAGAACCCCTTCATTTTATATCTGAACACATAAAAATTGTTTCAGTTGATGAAGGGTTGGTTGATTTTAATGTTCGTGATTATCAAGAGGAGATGATTGACAGATTTCATAATGAACGTTTTGTGATCTGCAAAATGGCTCGCCAATCTGGTAAGTCAACTACAATTCTTGCATACCTTCTTCACTACATCCTTTTCAATGAAAATGTTTCGGTTGCAGTCCTTGCGAACAAAAAGGCAACTGCAATGGAACTTCTTGGAAGATTGCAACTTGCATACGAACATATGCCGAAATGGTTGCAACAAGGAATCTTGATCTGGAACAAAGGAAACATTGAGCTAGAAAATGGCTCTAAAATACTTGCTAGTTCAACTTCTGGTTCTGCTATTCGAGGTGGAACTTTTAACATCATTTTCTTAGATGAATTTGCCTTTGTGCCACATAACATTTCTGAAGAGTTTTTCAGTTCTGTATATCCTACTATTTCTTCTGGTAAAACCACAAAAGTATTCATAGTCTCTACTCCAAACGGCATGAATTTGTTTTACAAATTGTGGACGGATGCAGAAGAAAAACTGAATGATTATTCTCCTATTTCAGTCCATTGGTCACAGGTTCCAGACAGGGATGAGGAATGGAAAGAGAAAACGATACGGAATACTTCTGAACGACAGTTTCAACAGGAATTTGAATGTTCTTTCTTAGGTAGTTCCAATACTCTCATTTCGACTGAAAAACTTATGTCGATGCCGTTTAAACAACCAATTTATCAACATGAAGGATTAGATATCTATCAAGAACCAATAATGAACCACACATACGTTATGGTGTGTGATGTTGCAAGGGGAGTTGGACTTGATTATTCTGCATTTTCGATATTTGATGTTACAAAACAACCTTATCGCCAAGTTGGAAAGTATCGGAAAAATGACATATCACCGATGTTGTACCCCAATATCATCTTTACAACTGCACAGAAATACAACGAAGCGTTTGTTCTGGTAGAGGTGAATGACATAGGACAACAAGTGGCCGACATTCTTTATCATGATATGGAATACGAAAACATGATGATGGTTACAATGCATGGTAGGAACGGACAACAGATTGGGGGAGGAGTTTCCAAGAACGTTTCGATGGGAATCCGTACTACAAAACAAGTCAAACGAATTGGATGTGCGACACTCAAGGACTTAATAGAAAGAGATAATCTACTTATTGAAGATTTTGAAACAATAAGTGAACTAACAACATTTATTGGAAAGAGTACATCGTGGGAAGCAGATGATGGGGCTCATGATGATTTAGTGATGGGATGTGTCCTCTTTTCTTGGTTAGTGCAACAGAGGTACTTCAGAGAACTCACAGACCAAGATATACGAGAAAAAATGTTTGCGGAACAAATGAAGATGATTGAAGAAGAGTTGGTTCCGTTTGGATATATTGAAGATGGTAATGATCCAGATGAATTTCAAATTCCAGGCGATGATAATGTTTGGAAACCGGCCAGTGATAAAAATCAGTATGAATATTTTTAGAGGTATTCTTTTTTCTTCTTAGATTCAGATTCAAAACCAAAGTCATCTTCTTCTTTGGTTATTTCAGTATTCAACAACAAAAGTAACGCATCGATTTCTTTTTCTAATTCTGGTCGGAGATTGCGGAGTCGAAAGAGATATTTAACACTTTCTTTTTCAATCATTTCTTTACTAACACGAACTGAACCATAACTTTTTTTATTTTGACTCTTAGTTTGGAGTTCAAGATGTTCTGGATTGACACAACCATTATTTTCACAGGTTTGATCAACTACCATATTTTCAGCGATATTTCCTTTGTGTAACAGATATGAAAATCGATGTGCGGGCATAGATTTTCCATCAATTGAAAACATGCCATACCCTTGTTTTTGTCTGGCTGCATTCCAAACGTGACAGTCATTGGTTTTATTGACTTTTATATTAAAACGTTTTATTGCTTTTTGTGGAAACTTCATGTTTATCGTACACTAAATATTATTCATCAATTACTGTTATTTATAAATATTCTGTAAGAACAAATGTAATGTTCTAAAGAAACTCAATAAATTTTATATGGAGAACAAAGATGGCCTTTCAAGTAAGTCCAGGCGTAAATACCTCAGAAATTGACCTGACTAATGTAGTAGTCGCTGCAGGAACCTCTACTGGTGGGTTCGCCGGTTACTTTCGTTGGGGCCCATTAGAAGATATTATGTTAATAACGGATGAAGATAATCCGGTGGAAGTATTCCAAAAACCAGATGATAATACTTTTGAACATTTCTTTACAGCTGCAAATTTTCTGTCTTATACGAGTGCATTGAACCTTGTTCGTGCCGCAAATACTACAGTTGCAAATGCTGCCGCACCAAAGAATGCTACTGCAAATGTTGGAACATATGTAAATGTTCAAGTTACAAATTCCGAAAATTATTACACCACTTATGATGATGAACAAGGTGGATCAGCATATGGTACAGCGGCCAACGGGCCGTTCGTTGCAAAATGGGCAGGAGATTTGGGAAATACTTTCAAAATGTCCATTTGTCCAGCAGACAGACCTTCCAAGACACTAACAGGAACAGTTGCATGGACTGTAGCAACTGGTGCTCTTGCAGGAACAGGAACTTTATTTGGTACAGAAATTAGAGTCGGAGATGCACTTTCACTTGCAGGAGAAACAGGTTTTCATATTGTAACCGCAATTACCGCTAATACAGCTGCAGTTTGTTCTTCAACAAGTTCATCCGATGCTGCTGATGCATCTGGTGTAGCAGCCACACTTCAGAAAAGATCAGCCTTCAAAACTATTGCTGCACACATGAAGGGAACTGTCGCAGTTACCGCCGATAGTGCTACTGTAACTGGAACAGGATCGGTATTTGATGCACAATGTATAGTCGGAGATAAAATCACAATTAATGGTGAAACTAGGAGAATAAAAACTATAACATCAAATACTGTAATAGTAACTGATTCAAATTTCCTTAATGCTGCATCTGCACAAACTTATACAAGAGAGTGGGAATATGCTACAGGAGGTCAGTTCCCAGGCCCACCCACAACTTCAGCACACGCAGCTGATAAAGATATGGCATTAGATGAAATTCATATTGCAGTTGCTGATGAAGATGGAGATTGGACAGGAAATGCAGGAGAAGTCGTAGAATCCCATGCAAATCTTTCAGTTGCAAAAGGTGCAAGAGATGATCAAGGTGAAGACATTTACTACAAAAATTGGATTAACAAATATTCCAAATTTATGTGGTGGTTACAGCGTCCAATTATTGACGGCGAAGCAACAAGTGGAGATTATACAACTCCTGCTGCTACTGGATCTAAGACGCTTCGTGCATGGGGTGCAACAGCTGATGCAAGTGGAACGCAAAATGCAGATGAATTTTACATGCCTGGAAAACCTCAAACATTAAGTTTTACAGGTGGAACTGCTGGTTCTGCACCAAGTGCAGCGGATGTTATTCGTGCATATGATTTAATGAAATCAGCAGAAGATGTAGATGTTTCTCTTTTAATGACAGGATCACACAATTCAACAGTTGTCCGTCATTGTATCGGAAAAATTGCAGAATCACGTAAAGATTGTGTTGCATTCTTTTCACCAAAAAAAGCACATGTTGTAGCAGTCACAAATTCTTCAACTGCAACTACTAATGTAACTGGACATCGTGATACTGTTAATCAAAACTCTTCTTATGCAGTTATGGACTCTGGTTGGAAACAAATGTTCGACAAACATAACGACAAATTCCGTTATGTTCCTCTGAACGGAGATACTGCCGGACTTTGTGCTCAAACTGATCAAGTACGTGATCCTTTCTTTTCTCCTGGCGGATTTTCTAGGGGTCAGGTTAAAGGTGTTGTAAAACTTCCTTACAATCCGAAGAAAGCAGAACGTGATAAGTTGTATCAATCACAGGTTAATCCAGTTGTTTCGTTCCCAGGCGAAGGTACGATCCTTTTTGGTGACAAAACACAATTGACGAAACCATCTGCATTTGATAGAATTAATGTACGAAGGTTGTTTATCCTTCTGGAAAAAGCAATTGCAAATGCAGCTCGATTCCAGTTGTTTGAATTCAACGATGAGTTTACACGTTCACAATTCGTTTCGATGGTTGAACCTTTCTTGAGAGATATTCAAGGAAGAGGTGGAATTCAAGATTTCGCTGTTGTGTGTGACGCTTCGAATAATACACCACAAGTTGTAGACTCTAATCAGTTTAGGGGAGACATTTTTGTTAAACCTTCACGAGCAATCAACTTTATCCAACTCAACTTTGTTGCAGTTCGGAGTGGAGTAGAATTCTCTGAAGTCGCTGGTGCTGTTTAATATTTTGGACATAAATAATTAAAATAAGTTTTTTGGAGAAATAACAAATGGCAACA